AACTTAACAATAAATCAATCAGTAATACAACAAATACATCATCTATGGTTGCAAAGTACCCGTGAAGTGTATTATAATTACTTTAACAGGGACCTTACAATATGAGAATTTTAACGCTAGATAACACCGCGTATCCAATGAATCAAATACCAGACGAAATCGACGAAGTAAGATTTTGTGTACTTGACAATAGTGATCCAAGAGAACCGGACTATTTTTATATTCCTTTAATTTTTCTAGAATCATTTAACAGCCCGGCATTGGTATTGCGTATTGGTCCTCATACTGTACGTATGCCCGTAGATTGGCAATTACTTATAGGAGAATCAGATTTTGGAGATTTAGAAGTTGTTCCTTTAACCAGCATAAACGATCGAGGCTTTAGTGTATTTTGTTTTAATCCAAGAACCAGTTTTAAACCAGAGTTTCATCCGGTAGAGATTGTGGACATTTACCAAGACGTCAAGTGGTATTTTCCCAAACTTAAACCCGGGCAGTTGTTAGCAGTTCCGTTAAACGAAGATCCAGACCCTATATGTGCTTATTTTATTAAAGACATCAGCCGCCAAAGCGAGGTTGTTGATTACAGTAAGGTGTGGTGACATGAAATTATTATTTAATGATCATGACGTTGGTGGGGAAGTAGTCAAAGATAACGAAACATATATCATTAAGGATAATAAGACTTTAAAATATCTTGTGTTGAGTTCCACATGTTTGCGTAAGGGCATGATGACACGGGGTCATGCCCATCCGGGACAAGAAGAGGTATATATTTTTGTACGAGGATCGGGAGTTATATTTGTTGAGGATGCACAGTTTCGTGTTGGTAGTGGTAGTGTAGTTCTAATACCAGATGGGGCATTTCATAAAGTCATCAACGATGGAGATACTAATTTGATTTTTAATTGTGTATTTAATGGAGAAAGAAATCATTGAGTATGAATGTGTGTGATGTTATACTAATGGAACAATATGGCCTATAAAATACCAATTTCCCAAACATTGAGCAGTTTTGATCTTAAAGATCGCAATTACTATGAAAAATTAAATGACGTTGAACAGAAAGAATTAAGCCCATTTACCATGATACGCTGGGGAGCCAGTCTAATTGGGAATTTTGAAATGGAAGTGTGTCAGCTTATTCGAGTCAATACATTTTTAAATACCCACTTCTTTGATATTAGCACAAAGGATCATAAAAAGTTTCAATGGCTGTTGGCAACCACAGTTAGTCCCGGTGAGGGGAGACAACAGTATAAATGGCTTGGAGCCAAGAAGAAAGACAAAGTAAACAGTAATGTGGGAAAAGTTTTAGAAGAATTATTCCCTCACCTTAAACCCGACGACATTAAATTATTGGCCAAGATAAATGATAAAAATGATATTAAACTCCTGGCTCGAAAACACGGTTGGACGGATGAGCGAATTAGAAAAGACATATAAGTGTAAGTATTGCGAAAAAGTATTCCGTAAAGAATCCACACTGTCAGCCCATTTGTGCGAACCCAAACGGCGGTGGCAGCAGGAAAAGGAAGTGGGAGTACAATTAGGATTAAAATCTTATCTACGTTTCTTTGAAGTAACACAGGGCAGCGCCAAATTAAAATCATACGAAGATTTTATTACCAGTGCTTATTATAATGCCTTTATTAAATTTGGGCGGTATTGTCAATCTATACGGTGTATCAATTTTTCTAATTTTATTGATTGGTTACTTCGCAATAACAAGAAAATAGACCACTGGTGTAAGGATAGTATGTATGAAGAGTGGCTGCTTGAATATCTAAAAAAAGAAGCGGTACAAGATGCTCTTGAAAGAGCATTAAATGAAATGCTAACCTATGCAGAAGCCCATCCAGAACTTAAGAACGGGTTTAACGATTATTTTAGGTACGGTAATAGCAATCGTATCCTACACCATATATCAACAGGCCGTATCAGCCCTTGGGTCGTGTATAATTGTGCTTCGGGAGTTGAGTTTCTTGGATCGCTCACAGAAGAACAAGTTGGTATAATTTTACCATACATTGATCCGGACCATTGGCAACGTAAATTCAAAGACTACTTGGCCGATACTGAATGGGTTAAAGATACACTATCACTGGCCGGACTATGAAGACATTAATTATTGGTAGTAATAATCCCAATACTGCTGAATATTATCAGAAAATTCCCTGTGGTCCTAGTACGTTAATTACCTCTGTTGACCAAGACTACCGTATTGGGCATACTAGTCCACAGGATATGTCATTGGCTAATTTAGCAGAATTAATCAGTCGGGCGGACAGAGTCTATTGGGCAGAACCAAAGCCCACTGAATTTGAGCCATTGGGAGAATATTATATCCTTCTCAATTGGCTCAAGGACATTGATCCTGTTATTACTAAAAATGTTTGTCTTAATCCGTATGGGTGGGCTCAGACTACTCAATTAGAGCCAACCGATGCGGTCTTTTTAGGTTGTAGTTTTACAGCAGGTGTTGGATTGACTAGCAAAGACACACACTACGCTACTTTAGTTGCAAAACATTTTGGATTACGTGCTGTTAACCTAGCTGAGTCTGGCGGCAGCAATGGTTTGAGCTTTGATAAATTTACACAACTTGACTTTCACCCCGGTCAGGTAGTAGTATTGCAGTTAACTAGTCCTTATAGAATACATTATACATCCAAATACAGAAGTTTATCAAAGATTATGTTTTCCCGACCAAACAGTGACGAATTAAATCGGGCAATGTTAGAAGTATATCATAAAGATTTTTTGTTTTACGAAACACTAACCCGAGTCAGGGCAATGGTACAGATTGCAGAAGCAAAACAATTGAAGTTTGTATTTTGGTTAATTAACTACAAGGATGAAACAATATATTCGCAAGAGGATCAACAATATTTTTACCACATGAAACAATTTGTGCCAGCTAGTAGTATGGCTAACTACATGGTAGATGCTGGCACTGATCAACTACATCCGGGTGTGTTGTCTAATCAAAATATAGCCAACAACCTAATTGAGTATATAGAAAAAATATATGAAATTTAAGTCAGACATTGATATAGATTTCCCCAATAGAGACGATGCATTACAGCATCTCCAATATCATCCTGCTGGCATCATGCGAGATGGTAATTTGGTCAAACACAATACTGGCATATACGTCACCGACATTCCCGTAGACCCTTTTACTGGTATAGCAAGTATAGATTTTAATACAGCAGAAGATCGTGGGTATATGAAGTTGGACTTCTTAAACGTATCATTATATACCCAGATAAAGGATGAAGCACATTTACAAAATCTTATGATCCAAGAACCCGAATGGGATAGATTATATGATCAAGAATTTTGTTCTAAACTCGTACATATTGGTAATCATTATTCTACCTTAATAAAATTCCCAGAGGCTGTAAATTCAATTCCGCGATTAATGATGTTTATGGCTGTGATACGTCCGGCAAAACGACATTTAATTGGATTACCGTGGGCTGAAGTTGCTAAAACTATATGGGATAAAGGCAATGACGGTAGTTATGGGTATAAAAAAGCACATAGTTGTGCCTACGCACACTTAGTGGCGGTACATATTAATCTTTTAACTAATCAAGAGACTACCGGTCTGTAATTTTTTTAATCTTGCTTCTCGCATTTTTTGTTTAGTTTCTTCAGAATGTTTTCTCCCTGCCATCGGATTATTAATACCCACCCTGGTCCCTGTCATTGTTTGACTTCTCTTTTGACAAGTTTCTGTAGATTGTTTTTTACCTGTTTTTAATTTACTAAGTTTAGCACGGGTTTCTGCCGATGCTTTTCTACCTCTATTAATTAAGCTATATTTTTCTCGTAGTTCTGGGGTTATATTATTTTTTTTAGTCTGAGAAATTTTGTCTTTTGTTGACTGAGATTTTGGGACACCCTTTAATGATTGTCGTCTGATCTCTTTTAATTCATTTGTATAAACAAATCCGGCTGTACCATCCCCACCATCTGTTTTGTTACGTAAGATACCGGCACCTAAGTCTTTACGACCCCACCAACGTATCATTCTGCGTTCAATTGCAAAAGCACCCAATTCAGTTAAGTTATTTTCTAAGATTATTATCCTATTTTTGTCACTAGGAATAGGGAATTTGTGCTTAGAATAGGCTCTTTTGCCTTTCCCCTTGCCGATATAATATGGAGTTCCTGCTTTTGCTGTTTGGGAATGTTTGTTACGCAGATATGCGTAAACATAATAAATAGACACGCTGATAGTTCCTTTCTCGAACATTAGAGTAGTTGGATACGCCAATATCGCGAACTACACCTTTATTTAGCTTACTTTTCTTATCAGCGTGATTGATTTTCTTTTGCTACGTTTAGCAGCCATTTCTTTAAGACTTACGTAAGGTCCCATCTTAATTTCTACTTCTTTACTGTTCATTGTGCGTAGACAGATTCTAAAGTTGGCCCAATCCTGCTTTAAAAATACGTTAATAGGTATAAGCCTATTGCTTTCCCACCACCACGTTTCCCCCAATGTAAGAAATACTTTCTTATGAGTATCTTCTTTCAGTAGTCCAAAATCGTAAATTGTTGTTATAACTTCGTCAAAGTTTTGTATAATTCCAATGTATTCATTGCCGCCATACGTTACGTAGGATATAAATGGATATTGGTTTAGTAATTGCTTATAGTGTTCTTCCACAGGATTCCAATTAAATAGTGTTTATACTTCTTTGTTATTTATTTTGGTTACAGTTTCGGTAAAATATCTCTATTAGATTTAGAATCTAAAATCATATAAATATAAATACAGTGATTGGTGCACAGATATAATATGACACTTCCCGTATCCGGAGCAATTAGTATAAATAATGTTAATGTAGAGCTTAACTTTGCCGGCACGGCCACGCGATCATTAGATGATAATGTTGTGCGGGTTTTATTCCAAAAACTAAGTGGTGCAATTGATATGGATTCCGGACATGGAAAATCAAACACCATTAATTTGACTATAGCATCTGATACTGCCGATTACAATGTGTTTACCGCAGCAGGTTCACCAGCATATCGAGCAAATATTGTGTTAACCATCAATTCGGGGGTAAATGTCTATGCAAGTAGTACAGCGGTATATGCCCTTACTACCGGTACCGGGTGGGTTGTTGGCAGTTCTATACAACTGATCAATAATGGTAAAATTATTGGGCGCGGCGGCAATGGTGGTGATGGTGGTAACGCCTTTCAATCTACACCCTGGGTGACTGTTGGTAACCCCGGTACTGCTGGTGGCAATGCCATGCGCTTAACTATTCCAGCTACTATTACCGGTGGTGGAAGTATTGTTGCCGGTGGTGGCGGCGGTGGCGGCGGTGGAGGTTCGGTTGTGTTTT